GAGCTATCAAAAGCTGAAATGGATAAAAGATTAGAATTAATTGAGCAAGAATTGGACATGATAAAAACTGAAATGTCTATGATTTTGGAAGAAGTAAGTTTAGTAGCTTCAACTGCAAAAGAATTAAAAGATGATTTAAAAGCAGATCTAAGACAAATGGATGGTGATATTAGACACATCACAGAGATTGTAAATGATGTTGAAGATAGACAAAAAGAAGATAATAGAGAACTTTTAGATGAGATGAAACTTCTTGAAGAAAGCCTTGACTTAAAGATTAATAAGGCTTTAAATAACCCTTTAAGTGGGATGTCCGCAAAAACAAAGTAAGGAGTACGCTATGTGTGATTGTAAAACAGATGAGGATTGTATATGTCGTTTAAAATCGAAATAAAAACAATACTGCCATATGTCGTGCTTATTGCAACAATAGGCATGACTTGGGGCATGTGGTCTGAGCGTTTAAACGCAGTTGAAAAAAAGGCAGATAGTGTTTCGAAAATGCAACAAGATATCGCCATTATTAAGACAAAAATATTGTCTATGGATGACAGAGTGGCTTGGATAGAGGAGTTTTTAATTAAAACTTCTGATTATTAATGGTAATATCTAGAGCACAAATGCAAAAAGAAGTATCCATAGGGAGTAAAAAAATGAAGAAAAAGTTAAAAAAAGTAGATAAAAAGAAAAATCCAGGGTTGGCTAAATTACCAACTAAAGTAAGAAATAAGATGGGTTATATGAAAAAAGGTGGTAGAGTCAAATAATGTGTAAATGTAATGAAGATTATATTTGTATTTGTGGGCTTGAAACTGAGGGGAGTGAATAATGACTAAACTATGTCCTAGAGGAAAAGCAGCCGCTAAGCGTAAATTTAAAGTATACCCCAGCGCATATGCTAATGCCTATGCATCTAAAATTTGTGCTGGTAAAATAAAAGATCCAAGTGGTAAAAAAAGAAAAGATTTTAGAGGTCCTAAAAAAGCAATGGGTGGAGAAATTGTTGATTTTAATAAAAGATCTCAGGATAGAAAAAAAATTTCACAATTTAATAAAGGTGGCGTAGCTAGAGGCTGTGGTGCCGTGATGGAAAAAAAACGTAAAGTAACACAGTATAACTAATGTCTGGTCACAAAGGATTAGCGAAGTGGTTCAAACAGGATTGGAGAGACATAGGCTCTCGTAAAAAAGACGGAAGCTTTGCTAAGTGTGGTAGATCTAAACAAAAAAAAGACGCTAAACGAAAGTATCCTAAGTGTGTCCCTGCTTCAAAAGCGAGAGCAATGTCTAAGGGACAAATAAAATCAGCAGTTTCAAGAAAGAGATCAAAAGCTCAGGGAGTTGGTGGTAAACCAACTAATGTAAAAACAATTGTTAAGAAAAAAAATAAATGAAAAAAAAAGATCCTAAGGTAGGGACAGGAAAAAAACCTAAAGGATCAGATAGAAGACTTTATACAGATGAAAATCCTAAAGATACTGTTCGTATTAAATTTGCTACTCCGACTGATGCTAGAAAAACTGTGTCGAAAGTCAAAAAAGTCAAAAAACCTTTTGCACGGAAAATTCAAATTCTTACTGTAGGTGAGCAACGAGCTAAAGTTATGGGTAAAACTCAAGTTGCAAACATTTTTAAAAAAGGCAAAGACAGCATAAGAAAAAAAAATAGTGTCCAAAAAAAAACTAACAGAAAAAATAAAGCTTGATGTAATTAATTGGTCTAAGAATGTCTTAGAGCCAATGAATAAGCATATAGGATTTCCTGCATGTCCATTTGCAGCTAAATGGAGAAAAGATGATAAGCTTCGAATAGAGGTTAGATCTGATAAATCAAAATATGAAAAACATTTAACTAATGTGTTAAAATCTTGGGATAAAAAAAAACACGATATAATAATATTTTGTGACCCTTATTGGGAACAATATAATGGTCAAAAATTTCAAGAGAAAATAGATTTTTATAATAAAACATATAATAGAAGAGATGTTTATTTTATGGGATTTCATCCCTCTTCTCCAGCAGATCCTGAGGAGCAAGAGTTTTTAGTTGATCCAACTGATGAACCTGTAAATCATGGTAATTTAGAATACTCAATGATGTTAATACAAAAGTTTAAACAATTATATGATGCAAGTTGCAAACTACACAAGATAGGCTATTATAAGAAGTGGCCCAAAGATTACTACAATGAGGTAGTAGCTGAGAGGCAATATACATATGAAAAACTTTTTAAAAAGGGAGTAAAGTCATGGTAATGCATAAGAAAAAACAAGTAATGAAGAAAGGTGGCATGGCCAAGAAACGTGGTGGTGGCATGATGATGAAAAAAATGGCTATGGGTGGAAAAGTATCCCCTAGAAAAGCAATGGCCATGGGAATGACTGACGGTGGTATGGCTAAAAAGAAATCTGTCGTTAAGAAACGTGGTGGTGGAATGGCCAAAAAAAAACAAGTCGCTAAAAAACGTGGTGGCGGAATGATGAAAAAAAAGTAATTTAAATGGCTACATCTGGAACAACATCTTTCAATTTAAATATTGATGATATTATTGAAGACGCTTTTGAGAGGTGTGGCCTTCAAACTAGAACAGGTTATGACTTACAATCTGCTAGAAGAAGTTTAAATTTATTATTTTCTGAATGGGGTAACAGAGGCATTCACTTGTGGAAAGTAAAAAATCACACACAAAATTTAACAGCAGGAACAACTACGTATACTGCTCCTAGTGATGCCAGTGATGTTTTAGAAATGACTTTTAGACAAGGAAGTGGAACAAGTACAAGCGATACCACTATGACTAAAATTTCTAGATCTGAGTATCAAGCTATACCAAATAAATTTTCTCAAGGACAACCAAGTCAATATTTTGTGGAAAGAAATTTATCAAATGTAGAAATAAATTTGTATCAAACGCCAAACACAACAGACACTCAAATAAATTTTAATTATTTAGCTAGAATAGAGGATGTTGGAGCTTATACAAATGATACTGATGCTCCTTATAGGTTTTTACCATGTATGGTTTCTGGTTTAGCTTTTTATATGTCACAGAAGAAGAATCCTCAGGCATCACAAACATTAAAACTGTATTATGAAGATGAGTTGCAAAGAGCTTTAACAGAAGATGGACAAAGATCATCTGTCCATATTGTTCCTCAAAATTATTATGTAAGTTCATAATGGCTACATTTACTACAGGTAAATATGCTCTAGCTTTATGTGATAGATGTGGTCAACAATTTAAATTCAATCAATTAAAACAAGAGTGGAACGGATTAAAAACTTGTCCACAGTGTTTTGAAACTAAACATCCTCAATTAGATCCGTCTTATCATAGCGCAGATGCACAGGCATTACCTTGGACCAGACCAGCAAGAGTAGAACCAATCACAGTTTCTGTAGGGGGAAGTGGAGACAGTTCTTTTGAGTCAAATGGAATGCAACCCTCAAATAATATTAAAAAATTAGAGGCAGGATTTTCAGTAGGATTAGTAACTATATCTACAGCTAGTACAACCACATACACTGTAACAGTAGCTAGTAAAACAGGTGGAGGTAATGCCTTTTATATTGATGGAGTCGAGGCACCTGTATTAACCCTCAATGAGGGTGACTCATATATATTTAATTTGAGTGATAACACAGTCAGCTCACATCCTTTTTATTTAAGCACCACATCAGACGGTAGCCATAATTCAGGGTCAGTGTATACATCTGGTGTAACCTTCAAGATTAATGGGTCCTCTGTATCACAATCTGCTTACGCTAGTGGATATTCAAGTGCAACTACAAGAGCATTAGAAATTACGGTAGCAATTGGAGCTCCAACACTATATTATTATTGTAGTAGTCATCCAGGTATGGGTAACTCAATAAATACACCATGAACTATAGCGAATTATTAGATAACATAAGAAATTACACAGAGGTAGGATCTGAAGTATTATCTAATTCCGTGGTTAATGTATTTATTACAAACGTAGAAAACAAAATTCAAAAAGACATTGATTTAGATGCTTTTAGAAAATTTGCAACCACTCCCTTTACTATAGGTAGTCCTTTTTTAACATTACCTGAGGACTTTGATTTTGAAAGAAGTGTACAAGTTGTTGATGGTAACTCAGACAGAACTTGGTTAGAACAAAAAGATACAACTTTTATAGATGAGTATAATGTAGATAGAGTTAATAATACAGGAACACCAAAATACTATGCTAACTGGGATGAAAACACTTTAATAGTTGCTCCCACTCCTAATGCAGCAATCACAGTAGAATTATGGTATAACAGAACTCCTGAAAGATTAGGTAATGGCTCATCAGGAACAGTTACCACAACATTTTTATCAAATAATGCGCCAGAAGTTTTAATCTATGGAACAGTATCAGAGGCTTTTTCTTACTTGAAAAATCCTACTTATGTGCAATTATATGATCAAAAATATGCACAAGCAGTGCAAGGTTTAGCTACCAACCAAATGGGTAGAAAACGTAGAGACGAATACTCAGATGGGGTCCTCCGTATTCCTCTTAAATCAGTTGACCCCGGAGGTATATAAAAATGGCGATTACACAAGCAGTTTGTGATAGCTTCAAAAAAGAGTTGTTGGAAGGCGAACACGACTTTCGATCCTCTGGTGGCGATCAATTTAAATTAGCTCTCTATGGTGCTTCTGCTTCATTAAGTAATACAACCACTGCGTACACAACTTCTCAAGAAGTTAGTGCATCAGGCACTTACTCTGCTGGTGGTGGTAACTTAACTAGTACAGGTGCTGGTAAAACAAATAATACATCATTCATAGACTTCAGTGATATTAGTTTCACAAGTGCTTCAATCTCA